AAAGAAGAAGATGCAAAACCAAAGAAAACCACAAAGAAAGCAAAGGCAAAACAAAGCAAAGACTCAGACAAAGAGTAGTTTTGGTGCTAAGTATGCTTTCGTAAACCTATCTACTCCTGAAGTTAATACAGAGGTAAAAGACCTTGACAGATTAAGAGAGGAATATATACCCTTTGGTAAAGACAATTTGTTTCCTCAGTATCTAGCTGAGTTGAAAAGACAGTCCTCAACGCATCGTTCAGTATTAGCTCAAAAGACCACATTCACAACAGGTAGTGGATTTTTTACAAGAAACGAATTATTAGCAGAATACATTGACGACATCAACGCAGATGGAGAAAGTTTAAAGGATGTATTCAAGAAGTTGGCTGATGACTATTTTACTTATGGCAATGCCTATCTTGAGGGTGTTGTTTATGATGGTGGTATAAACTTTTACCACAAAGATGCTTCCACAGCAAGGGTTAGTAAAAATAAAAAAAGTATTTGTTTTCATCCTGATTGGGGTAATTACAAAAGAAACCCTGAGAAAAAGCAGGTGATACCTGTTTATCCAAATATTGCATCAAGTAGATTTATTATACACTATAAAGACTATGAAAGTACATTTAACTTTTATGGTTTGCCTGATTATGTTGCTTCTCTTGAACACATAGCTATTGACTACGAGATTGGCAAGTATAATCACACAGCATTTAAGAATGGCTTTAGTCCTTCGGCAATCGTTACAGTAAATAGTGACTTTGGTGAAGCAGAAGCCGAAAAGTTTGTTGAAACTGCCAAAGATACGTTGACAGGTAGTGGAAACAACTCCAAGATATTATTCCTTGTTAAGAATGGAGAGGACAGCAGGGGTACTGATGTTCAGATAATTAGCAACAAGGAAGATGGTGACTTCTTAGATTTGCAGAAGTTGACCGACCAAAACATTATTACTGCTCACAGATGGCAACCTGCCTTGAGTGGTATTGTTTCATCAGGAAAGATGAACAACACAGGTAGTGAGATTAGAATAGCTTATGAATTGGCTATGAGTACGGTAATCAAAGACACTACAAACATTCTGCTATCACCAATCAAAAAGGTGTTAAGCAAAGAGTTAGGACTTGATACTGAGGATTTACAGGTTGTATATGAGCCACCAATCTCATTCCTATCAGACCTAGACCCCAAGCAAGTTCTTACAATCAACGAACAGCGAATGATGTTAAACAAAGACCTTCCTGAGATTGAGGATGGTGAGTTGTTAATATCTGATAGACAGACAATTAGAGTTGAACGACAAAACACAAACGTATAATGGCAAATGTAAGACAGTATAATAATTTTGTTACAGCATCTGAGGTGATTACACAATCGTTCACTAATCAAGCAACAGACCAAGCATTGATTAGCGATGAGATAATTACCATAGCTGAATTAGCACATATCAAACCTTATCTTGGATTGGATATGTACGAGGAGTTAAAGACTCAAAATCACAATGATACTCTTACAACTGCCAACTCTGACTTGCTTACTCACTACCTAAAACCTGCTCTTTGTTGGTATGTTAGGTTTGAGGTTATGAACGAGATACAATACAACACAACTTCAGCAGGTCTTGTTGTAAACACATCTGATTTTAGCAGTCCTGCAAATGTAGAGCAGTTCAATCAGATGAAGAATGACACATTCAGAAAGGCACAAGTTCTTTTGGATGATATGATTGCTTTTATCACACATGATGACCAAACAAGCGACTATCCTCTTTATGGTAAGGATGGTGATAGCTCAATGCCTGATGCTGATGGTGATTATGCTAAGAAAATGAACGGAATAATTTTTTACTAATGGCAACAGACTTTCCGAAAAAAGGTGATGACAAAAAGATTTCTTTGCGTAACAGCGAGGAGAAGCAGTTTGACTATGAGTTTGCTAAAAACCTAAAAGAGCAACAGCCAAAGATATGGAAGGCAGGAGGTAACATTCGTGGTAACGAAGCGTTTATGCTTTGGGGTAGAGCTAGAGATGGTCAAGATACTGAAGCTATAAGAGAGTGGATAAAAGAAAGGGAAGCATGGGCAAAAAGACATTTTAGAGATGGTCAAAAGTTTAAAGGGGATGTTGAGCCAAATCTCAGCAATGTGGCAGGAGTTGTCGCACAGATTAAATGGGGTGTTATTGGAAATCTTGGAGAACGAGGAATGAAAGATGTCATCTTGGAACTAACAAAAAAGTTGGAAGGCAGAAAAGATAATATGACTAATCAGATTACGGAAACCTCAAAGAAAGGTTTGGAAAACAAGGTTAAGGAACATAATGAAGAAATAAAAGAGCTTGACTTGGATTGGAACGCAAGAGTTACCTACAACAAACTTGCTAAAGTGTTTGAAAGGGGAATCGGTGCGTATAAGACTAATCCTGAGAGTGTTAGACCCAACGTAAAAAGTCCTGAGCAGTGGGCATTTGCTCGTTGCAATTCATTTTTGTTTGCCTTAAAAAAAGGTCGTTTTCAAGGTGGTGTTCACGATACAGACCTTTTGCCAAAAGACCATCCTGTAAAGGAGAAAATGGAAGAAGCTGAAAACTCTCAGCACGTTAGAAAAAACCCTGACTGTCCTGATGGATATGAGCATCAAATGCCTGATGGCTCTTGGATGTGTGGAAAAGAACACGGTGGTGATGGTTATGGCAACTATGATGAGAAAAAGATTTTAGCTTTTCTAAATATAATGAAAGAAGATTTAATAACAGAAATAAAACTAATTAAGAAGTAAAATGGCAACAACAATACAAAATGCAACCCTTACTGTTGTAGTAACAGAAACACTTTCTCTAGGTGGAACTCAGTATGGTGGCACAAAAACTCTTGAGATAGCTGACATAAATGAAGTGTTTAAGAGAATAGTAAAGTGTGTTAATAGTCAAACCACAACTATTGCAACGTTCAATGGAAATGCTTTTGCATCAGATAATGCTATTGATTTAGAAGATGCTAAGTACATCAGAGTAACTAACCTTGATGACACCAACCCTGTTGAGTTGGCTATCGTAGGTGCTGCTACATTGTATCAGTTAAGACTTGGTGCAGGTGAATCTCATATGCTAGGTGCACCTGATGATTTGATGTTAGCAGAAGAGGATACATCTCCTAGCTTTGGCACTATGGCTGATATAGCTAGTATTCAGGTAAATCCTGCAAGTAATGACGTAGATATTGAAATTTTTGTAGCATCAGCATAATATGGCAAGTAACGAACACAGCAGTTTAGAAAACTCACAACTTCACGTCCCTAAAGATTTTAGTTCAGCAGCTAACAATACTGTTCTTACTAAGAATAATTCAGGTAGCTTGGAGTGGCAGGATGATAGATTAAGAACCACTCACTTTGTAAGAGTTGCAGGATTTTTAAGTAAGTCAACGACAGATGAATATGCACCAACATATGCAGGTAGCACAACACACACCTTTGATACTGTTGTAACCAACCCAACTGCTGATGGACAAGATGCTGTGGCTCAATCTGTGCTTTACTGCTTAAGAGATGGATATATAAGTGCATTTAGTGGGGTAATGGCTATAAACAGTCCAAGAAGCGTTGAGATAAGATTATACAAAGGAACTCCTACTGACGAGAGCAGTTCAGGTTTTGCTTTGACACAATTAGGAGATACGATAACAGAAACAGGAGAGGGCAATACAACTCCTAATCTTTTTGATGTAACTTCTTTATCTTCATCATCATCTTTTTCAGCAGGTGATGTTTTAATAGTAACGCTGAAGCCAACAGCGGCAGCAGCAACTACAGTAAGATTTAACTCAACCGTTGAGGTTGTTTATACAGCATAACAATGGCAAGAGCAACAGCAGCACAAGAAATAGCACTTATGAAACAAAGAATGGACTCTATGGAGGATAAGTTAGATAAAATGGATAAAAAGCTAGACGACTTAACAAAGAATCTTCTTGACCCTGATAGGGGTGTTGTTTCTAGGGTAAACATAAACACATCTGCTAGACTTACTATGCAGAAAGCGTTATGGACTTTGTGGAC